CGCTATGGTGGATACCATGAAGGATAGGCAGGTTATTGTTGGGACAGATATTTATGAGCGTGGGAAATTGTGCAAGTTTGAAAGCTATACGGTTGGTGATGACCCAAGAGCACCGGTTATAACAACTTTTGGTTTTTTTCATAAGCAGTTATTTGATGAGCTTGGTGGGTTTGATAGGAATTACATAAGCGGTCAGTTTGAGACAGATTTTTTTATGCGTTGCCATGCGGCTTATGTTCCATTCTACAAAGTCAACGGCATTCAGCCGATAACTGTTGACCATGTTCCGTCTAGCCGTTTTAGTGCTTATCACGATTTTGGCAGAGAATTAAATAAAAGATTTTGGTTCAAAGATGATGAGTGGCAGTTGAAGCGATTAGTTCCGTTTGAGCCGTATTCTCAAGAGAACATTTTAACTGTTTCGCAAAGCAACAAGGGTGAGTGGGAATGAAGCTTGGTGCTATAACACCAGTTTACAACGAAGAAACGCTGATAGGCGGGTGTGTAAGAAATTTGGCACAGTTTGTTGACCAGCATGTAGTTCTGGTGGCAGAGAAGCCGTTATATGGTGAACCAAGCCCACTGGATAAGACGGCGGAAATTGCAGAAAAAGAAGGTGCGATTGTTATTACCGCTGATTGGCGTCAAGAGCATAAGCAAAGAAATGTTGGCGTAGAGCTTTTGTCGGATTGCGATTATATCCTTTCCTTTGACGCTGATATGCGAATCACAAGAGAGAATTTCGAGAAAGCGTATAAGCAACTTAAAGAGATAAGACCATCTGCGGCAATTATTAAACAACACTCGTATTGGAGAGATTGGAATAACAGGATTATTGATGATTACTTTAAGCCTGTTTTTGCTTTAAGACCAGATGTCCGATTTGTTCATATAGGTAATGTTGATTGTCCGGCTTACATTCTTGAGGATTGCCACATACATCATTTGGCATGGTGTTTCCCGAAAGATATTGAGAAAAAGGTTAAAACCTATTCTCACGCTCCAGAGATAGCCGGTGATTGGTATGAAAAGCATTATAAGAATTGGTCTGGCGGTTCAGAGATAACATTGCCAGATAAGAAATACCACATTGTAGACGAACCAATACCCGATGAACTCTGTGAGTTTCTGCATGGTTAGTGTTGTTATTCCTTGTTACATAAAAAATGACAAGCTTTTTGGGCTAACAATGCGTTGCATTTCAGCCGCAAGATACAAAACAAACATTCCGTTTAAAACCATCATTGTTGAAACAACAACCAATTATTTATCAGATGAAGCGGATATTCATGTTTATGAGAAAGAGCGAACAAACGCAACTAAAAGCATAAACCGAGGGTTTCGGTGCACTGATAGCCAATATGTTGTTCTTTTGACCAATGATGTGATTGTTGGTGATGGATGGCTAGAAGCACTTTTAAAACCTTTTGAAGTAAAGCCTGATTGTGGTGCTTCCACGCTTGCTTCGACACAGTTTAATCATAGGAAGCATGACAAGATTGAAGAAGGTATTTGGGGTTCTGTTTTTATGGTTCGCAAGCAGGATGCTTGGTTCGATGAAGGCTTTGTAAACTCTTGGGATGATTCAGATATGTGGATGAGGATTTATTCTCAAGGTTTAAGGATGTATAGGAACTTTAATTGTGTTGTTGAGCATGAGCCTGGACAGACCCATTACGGCGACCCAAATCACCAAAGAAACTTCGATAAAAACAGGGATTATTTTGTTGATAAATGGAAGGACTGCGGGTTAGAGCTTTACAATGTTTTAACTCAAGGCTTGGTTGTTTAAAGGACGAGAAATGAACAGACTTTTTACAGACATTCTTACAAACATTGGCAATAACATTCAGGACACATCCACTGCGATGCAAACCATTCTGAGAAACTATGCCAATGATACATACTTTGACATCCTCAAAAGGGTTAATTTTCAATCCATAGATGAGGATTATTCGTTCTCAACGGTTGCTGGGCAGAAAAACTATCCGTTGCCGGATAACTTTGGCAAGGAAGTTTTTGTTCGTGACGCCACTAACCTAAAAGAATTATCTCCAATAAATCTACAACAGCTTATTGCAGACTATCCGTCAACTATAAGCACACAGGGAGAGGTTGAGAGATATACAATCTTGGATTCTCCTGTCAGAAGCCAACCTTCTTCGGCTTCAATTCTTTCTCTAGTTTCTTCTTCCGCAAGCGATACAACACAGACAGTCAGGGTTAAAGGAACAAACTCTGCTGGTGTTGAAATTGATGAGAGCGTGACGCTGAATGGGACGACAACGGCAGTAACAACGAACTCTTTTGTCGAGGTTCGGTCAATCACTAAATCAGCCTCAACGACCGGATATGTGACGATAACCTCAAACTCTGGTGCGGTGACTGTTGCTTTATTGTCTCCGGCGCAAATGGCTTATTTAATAAAAATCATCCGACTTCACCAAATTCCTGCTGGGGTTATTACAGTTCAAATCCCATACATTATACGCCCATATCCATTGGTAAGCAATTATGACCAGCCGATTATAGATTGTGCTGATGTTATTGAGTTGGGGGCAACAGCAAAGGCGTGGAGATATAAACGGCAATTTATGAAAGCCGATGAATTCGAGAAGCTATACGAGAAATCTCTGGCAGTCCTTGTTTGGGACAAGGAGAACTCTTTTAATGAGGTTAAGTTATTCAATCCTAAACCTTATCCAAGAGACAGTGTTTAATGGCAAGGGACGATAAAGAACTTTTTATTATTCGCAAAGATTTGTCTGGCGGTATGAACAGCCGTATTCATGGCTCGAATATTCCAGATAATCAGGTGACGGTGCTTTATAACGCTGATATTGGCGTCCCTGGGCAGACAAGTAAGCGTCCAGGTTTAACGCTTATTGAGGATTTGAGCAACAACGCCGGAACTGGATTGTTTGGATTTGAGCCTGATGGTGGGACAAATCAGTTAATTGCGACAGAAGGAACAAATTTAAATACTTGGCCTGGCACTGGAACATTTACATCAAGAAAAACAGATTTCACTTCTGGTCTTGCAACGACCATAGTTAAGGCTTTGGAAAGCGGAGAGAACGATGTCGTAATCATCTCCAACGGAACAGACAATGTTTTCCGAATGAATCAGTCTTTTAGCTTTCAGGATTTAGGCGATACAAACACTTCTCCGCCAAAATCAACAGTAATGACATTTTACCGAAACCGCCTATGGGTTGTTAAGAATAATCAGCTTTACTTTTCGGATGCTTTCCCTGCCGATTATTCAGCAGGTTTCGACAGAACAGCCAATGCTTATCGTATGCCCATTGGAACAGAGAGGGCTGTTTTGGGTATAAGAGATACTGGCTTGGTTGTGATGGGAAGTGACCAGATTTGGGGGATTAATCCATCTACGACGCCTGCGGCGACAGATAGACCGGAAAAGTTATTGGATATTGGTTGTGTAGCTGGGAACACAGCTATTCAAGTTGGTGATGATATTTATTTCTTGGCGACAGACGGAGTTAGGGGCGTTTTTAGAACGGCACAAGATAAGTTGCAGTTGGGGGCAAGCTATCCGTTGAGCTATCCGTTAAAAACAGAGTTTGATTCGTTATCGTGGGCTTATATCCACAAAGCGTGTGCTGTTTATTTTGATAATAAATACTTCATAAGCGTTCCAACCGATTCCTCAACATATAACAACGAGGTTTGGGTTTATTTTCCGGCTTCGCAGGGATGGGCTGTTATTACTGGGTGGAATGTTTCTGCGTGGTCAAAGATGAAAGTCAATGGTCAGGAGCGTTTATACGCAACTGATAGCACTGATGGAAAAGTTTATCAGGCGTGGAAGGGATATTCAGATAACGGCACTGCGATTAATTACCAAGAAGAAGGTCGTAAGGAAGATTTTGGTCAGCCATTAGTTACAAAGTCTGGTGGTGTTTTGAAGGTGAGGGCATTAGCGTCTGGTTCTTATGACCTGGACATTTATGCAAGCGTTGATGACCAAGCGTATGTTTTGCTTGGAACAATGAGTTTAGCTGGTAATGCACCAACCTTACCCGTGTCATTA